TTTTCCAGAAGGATGGACATGTGTGACTTTTCCATGTCGCTCTTGATGCCTTCTAGTAGGCCAGTCTTTTCCCACTTGGACACGAGTCCACGGGTTTCGCTCATGAGCTTAACCATTGGATTGGTTGTCTCAGTTAGTAGTGATTTGATATCTGACATAATGTTTTCCTATATTTTGTGTTGTTGAGGTTACTTACGAATACCGGCTAGCTTCTTAAAGCGGTTTGCCATTTCGGCTCCTTCTGTAAGAACAGCGGCTTTTGTCGGCTTTGTCGATGCAACTGGCTTGCTAGCGAGTCCTTCGGTGATGGTCTTGACAGTTGTTGACAATGGCTTTTTGGCTGTGTCTACTGTCTTTTTGCCACCGAAACTAAATGATTCGGCTAGTGTAGCGTAAACAAGCTTTGCTTCACGAACCGACTTCGTGAGGTCAAATGACTCGATTACTTTTAGTTTTTGCTCATTGTTTAGGCTGGCTTGCTTGAACAACTTGTTCGTGTAAAGCAGCTTTGCATTGAGCAGGTTAACTTCATTGATTCGGTCCCGTAGATAAATGACTGCGCTACGGTATTCTGCTAGTTCCTTCTTCAACGAAATGTTTTCTTTGACGGCTTCATCTGTTTCTTCCTCTTCGGATTCTTCCTTTAGGAGTTCATCAAGCTTGACTTCATCTGTTTCTTCGGCTTCTTCGCCCAAGATTTCATCAAGATTGATTTCTTCATCGGCTTCTGTAGAAGCGGCGGCTTCCATAGGAGCAGCCATTTCTTCCACACCGACTTCATTCATACCGTCTTCCAATTCTTTTAGGATTTCATCCAAAGAAGCTTCATCAACTTCTTCTTCATTTTCCTTCAAGGCAGCGGTGTCGTTGTGATATCCGCCCTTGGACAATTCATTGCCTTGACCTTGTGGGTCTTCAGTCTTGTGGCCAGCGGTGGTCTTCTTGTAATCAGGAGAAGCGGTGTGGCTGTCTGCTGTTGCCTTTGGACCGCCCGGAGTGTGAAGCTTTTCAGCATCAACAACTTCTTGACCCTTGTTGACCGTCTTGTGTCCCTTGGTCTTGGTCTTGTAGTTTGAGGAAGCTTTCTTGGCTTCTTCCAGATTATGACCTGGGTAGCCTGGGGCAGCATGTGTGCCCGGATATGAATTTGTATCTTCTTCCATTTCTTCTTCGGTTTCTTCAGCAACTGGTGCTGGTTCTTCAACTGGTGCTTCTGGTGCAGGAGCAGCAGGAGCAGCAGGAGCAGCAGGAGCTTCTCCTCCCATCATGGCTGCATCTTGAGCGGCATCTTGAGCGGCGTCTGCGTGAACTTCTGGTGCAGCAGTTTCTTCTTCAGCCATTTCAGCAGCTAGCTTTTCAGAAAGCATGCTTTGTAGCTTTGGAGCAAAGTGCTCTTCTAGAGCGGCCTTTGCGTTTGATAGAGCAGTTGCGCGGACGGCTTTGGCGTCGGCAATTGCTTGTTTTAATAGATCTGACATAATAGTTTATCCTTTTGGTTGATGAAACTATTAAGAGTTTCAAGAAATTGTTTTAATCCGACTTCGCATCAAATAATGATTCATTTTATAATAAATAAATATATACGTATTTATGAAAAATACGAAATATTTTATATTTTTTGATTATTGACGAACAATCTTGGAAACTGCAGGAGCAGCGTTTTCATTAAGATCTTTGATCTCATAATAACGCTCAACGATATGTGCACCATCTTCATACAAAGCTTCCATGCGCTGTTGAAGGGTATGTGCGTCTTTGGCTAGTTTATTGAATTCTTCACTAATTCTGCGAAGACTGCCGAAGTTCTTTTTTACGGTTTGCTCATCAAACCATGCTTGATCTCCTTCTGAGACTTTTGCTGTTTCATGCAATGCCAATTCTTCTGCCATCTTTGTGATTTCAGAAAGCTTGTGAGCAATCTCCATTAGATTGTGCTCACGATAAAGATGGCGACCGGTTTCATTGTACATTCCAATGTTTTCCAAAGCGGCCTTCTTTTCTTCTGTTGTCCATTCCTTCTTTGGCTCTTGAGATGGAGCAGTTGGTTGTAAGTTTTCAATAAGTGGTCTTAGTTTCAATGTATTCATAAATATTATAATTTTATTTAGATGCTTCTTCTTCCGATGGAACTTTTGGTTGTTCAACTGCCATTCCTTTTATAGAAGATAGTAGATTTGTCATACCCGGTATATTCTTGTACATTGCCATATCTTCTTCAAATGCAGTTGCATCGTCTTTAGTTGAAATCTTTAGCTTTTGTACCATATCAGAAGCAAGCGCATCAATTGTGTTGGTTTTAAATGCTTGATTTAAAATTTTTCCAAGCATGAATTGCAGTCCACCAGAAGACTTCAGTTTGACATAAGAATGTTTTTTCAATTCTTTTTCGGCTTGATCCTTTTCCGCTTTTGCTTTTTCTAATTCTGCTTTTGCCTTGGCTGCATCAGCCTGTGCTTTTTCAGTATCTTCTTCTCCTGCGGGTGGTGTAATTCCTTTATCCTTGGCACCTTTGTCAGCACCAACGTCTTTGTCTGTTGGAACGTTTGTAGATTTTCCTTTTTCTGGCGTGGTTGGTTTGCTTGGTTCTGCATCGTCTGGTCCTCCCAATGGTGGTAATTCGCCAGCATCATCTCCGCCTTTTTTATCAGCAGGTTCTTCTTTTGGTGATGGTTTGTCTTTTTCGTCCGCTTCTTTCTTTAGAATATTCTTTGACTCATACAAAGATCCCCAATTCAAATTTGTGACTCTACCTTCATTTGCCTTGTTGGCAATTTCAGATATAAGCTGCTTAAGAAGTGGATTGGATATCTTGTTGTTCATATATTATAAATATATACCAATAATTTAAAATTAGTTATTTGTTAGAACCTTCTCCCATCATTCCTTGTATTTGATCAAACGCCAGTTCATTGACCAATTCTCGGTGTTCTTCACCCAACTGTGCAACCTCATCGTGGTTCAATGGAGTACCATCAACATATTCTGCGCTTTCGATATATGCTTCAGAGAATTCTGGATAATCTTTTGTATCAATGCCAGCAATCATGATGCTACCTACTTCGACTTCTTTTCCATTTAGCATGATAGGTTTTCCGCGATTTTCCATTATCTTTTTAGCTAGTCTGCCGAGTCTGCGATCTTCGTACAAATCGTCGTCATATCCATCATCGCCATATTTCTTTTCCAATACATCGATAACTTTTTCATACAAATCGTGTTTCTGTCTAGTCTTCATTAAATTCCAAATCTTTTTGACTTTTTCACTTCTAACATCCATTTCTATAACGTTCTCAAGTTCGTAAAACGTTATTTGTTCAGGAGAATCGAGGTCAATCATGAGCATATGGTCTTCTGCTTTCTTAGCAAGAAATTTGACAAGCTTATTTGTTGCTGCTTCGTTTGGTACTTTTGCTGCTTCGTTCATATTTGTATTATGGGTTAAGTTTTCAGTTTTTGCATCAGGAACATTTGCGTGTAGTGCGGCGAGATATTTCTTAACTGGTCCTTTGGTGCATCCCACCTTTTTACCAGTGTCTGCTTTATATACGCATTTTCCTTTTGCTTTATATGGCATAAATTAGCGAGTTTCTGAAAGGATGTCACGAATGATGCTTTCAATCTTGAGATATTTGTTGATGTCTTTGCGGTCTTGAGTTCCGCCGATCAATTGCTTGTCACGGTTGACTCCTTCAGCAAGGTTCATATATGCACCGCGTGTTGATGGTGATGACACAAGGTCAAAGCACAATAGCTCAAAGTCATCTTGAACTTCTACGGTGTTTTCGTTCATTTGACGAACGCTGCCAAGACCACGGCTGCTGATACCGATGCGGATATTGTTACGAATAAGATCGCGAGCAATATTGCCAGATGGTGTGGTCAAGATTTCAATCGTGCCAACAACAGTGTCACCTTCCCAATGACATTCTGTTACATTATGGCATACATTCTTAAGATTGATTACTGAACTTTCTGGGTGATCAAGTTCACCAAGTGCACGACGTTCTCTGATGATTTGTTGATACTTTTCAACTTCACGCGCAAGAACTTCCTTTGGATACACACGACCATTATGGTTCTTTTCTCCTGCTTTTTGCAATGGTCCCTTCAGCACCAATGGAGCATTTGGATTTGCCTTGGCCTCGCTCAATAATTGAGGAGAAATTTCAAATGGAATAAAGTCTACTAATAGTTGCTTGCTCATATGTTTTTATCTTTGAGGTACGATGTTTCTATTTGTGTTGCCAGTTGATTGTGGCGTTACACTCATTCCACCTGTTGTTCCTGTGGGCGAAACTGGCGCAGCGGTGTTATCAACTTCTATGACAGAGTCATCCAAGTAATATTCGCTTTCGGCTGAATTACCTTCTTTGCCATTGAATACGATATAATACTTGTCCTTCATATAACGCACGTCGATGTTGTTGACCGTTACATCATATTCCTTTTCAATCTGACCTACGCTTCCTTTTGAAGCTTTTACTTTGACGTGTTTCTTTAGAAATTGTCTCTTAAGGTCATTTTCCAATTTTCTGATTGCGGCATCTTCCTGCTTTTCCAATTGCGACTTGAAATTCTTGAACAAATTGGAAATATCAATCATCTTTGCATTTGGTGTAGCTGGCGGAGGGGTGGCAGTTGGTGTACGGCCCGGCGACATGCCTCCAGCAGCAGATGGGTTGTTACCCCATGTATCTTCACTAATGATCTTTTTGGCAATGTCGGATAGGTTCATAAATGTTATTGTTTTCCCATTCTGTTAATTCTCTTGGCAATTTCCTTTAATCTACGATGTATTTCATTCATGTCTGGTTGAGTGCGTGCCCACAGATTATCTTTGCTGTATCCACACTCTGTCTTTAGACGCTCGCAAATACCAACAAGATATTCAACTTCACCAAGCATTTTCTTTGCTTGATTTATGCCATATGAAATCTTGGCATGATTTCTCATCATATCGCTCTCCTTGAAGTTGCGATAACGACTGCGAGCTTCTTCCATTACTTGTACATCTCTGCGCAATGTGAGAGTTTCGCCCTCACCAACTGTCGTATCATCTGTTTCTTCTTTGCCAACAACTTTGCCGCCCGGCATGCTGCGTTCAGCGGCTTTCTTCTTGCTTTTGTGACCACGGAATGCTGCTGGGGTTTGATAACCAGCAACAGCACCCGTTGCTGTCATCTCTTCAATGACTTCTTCAACAAGTTCGCGGATTAGTTGCTTGGTGTCTTTCATGTGTTAGTTATGAAGATTAAACAGTTCCGTCCGACGCGATTTTCACATCAAGGCGTCCGCCATGCTCTATTTCTGGATTGTTTCCAGAGACATGGATTGTTGATTTTCCTTGAGCATTTACCTCAAAGTAAATTTCAATGTTTGTAAATTTCTCACCATACTTGGCCAGAACTGCGGATTTTAATTTGGCATGTAATTGACTCAAAGTTGCGTTTGTCTTCTTGGCTTCATTCGTCAGAACAGGATCCAATGTGGTTACTGACTTGGCAAATTTTACACCAGCATATGGATCATCGTACATTTCCGAGATCGCTTCTCTAACCAACGCTTTTAGTTCTGATTTTTTCATATGTTTTATTATTTTAGGTTTTTAAGTTCTTTGATGAGTTCATAGCTCAACATAAGAGCCATGATTTGGTTTTCCTTCACCAATGTTCCCTTGGTGATCTTGTCCAATTGATTGAGTGTTTCATCGAGCTTGATGCGAACAACATCATTATCAATCTTGCTCTTTAGTTCCATGATCTGCTTGCGAACTTCAGGAACTTCGGCGTTGATATACTGACGCAATGAATTGGTATTGCTGATATTATTGATATACTCACGGATCAAAACCTTCTGCTTTTCATCCAATCCCTTGTACTTTTCATTGAATGAGTCAACGAGCAACTTATAAGCAAGCAAACGAACATCTTCATTCTGCTGCTGATATACCTTGACGAGATCTTTCTTTTCTTCTTCGCTAACAAGACGAGTCAATGTCTTGTTGGCAGCAATGCTTTCTACGATGCAACTGCGAGCCTTGAAGATTTCACGAGGATCACAAACAACACTGTTAACACTTTCCTCAAATACTTTATAAATACTAGCAAGAAGCTTATAGTTTGATATGCTACCCTTTAGAAAATCATCAATTGGATAGTTATTACCAATTTCCTTGATCAAATTATACTTCTGTAGATTAAGAGCCTTCTCGTCTAACTTCTTGCGTGTACGAATGATTGTTTCCAATAGTCTATCGGCAGATGTAGTATCCTTGGCCTTTTCTTCCATGATGATACGATACAATCTATTTTCTCTACCAAGCTCTGTTGACTCTGAAAAATATTTGCGCAATATGTTGTTAGCTTTAGAGTCCTCTTGCCCATTAAGAATGTCGGCAGTAACTTGACGCACCAACAGTTCGAATAGTATACCAGCATTCTTATACTTAGAGTGTTTCAGCTTCTTCATACAGTTTTATTATTTATAAATATGTGCTTGGGTGATAAAAACTCATATTTTAGAGAGGTTTATCCTCTTGAATTAGATTAGACTCATCTAGTATGGACTTTTCTTCGGTTATAATTTTCTTATTTTTGCCATTATACCTATCCATTAATGATTTTTTTATACTTTTTAGATCCTCATCCATGCTCAAAGCAGAGCCTCTGTATATATGACGGGTTCTGCGGTCAGACTTTGATTTTTCAGTATTTTCCTTGTTTCCAAGAGGATCTTCTCCAAAGTTTTTTGTATGAGATGATGTATATTTTTCCTTGTTACCTTCTTGGCTTGGACGAATACCTCTTTCGCGTTCTTTTCTTGTTTCTTCATCAAGAATAGGTTCGTCGGCATTTTTCTCTTCTTCAAGTGGAGGCAGTCCGCCGCCCTCTTCGCCACCGCCGCCGCCACCCTCTTCTCCACCACCGCCACCGCCACCGAGGTCACCCAAACCTCCGCCTTCGCCACCACCACCACCACCACCGCCTCCCTCACCTTCGCCAGATGCAAATGCGGGATCGCTGCCCTCATCGGTGATTTGCTTTATTCTCCATTCATTCTTCTTATCCGCAATAACATCCGAGCTTATCTTTTCAATGTCATCTTCTGATACGCTGAAGATTTGGTGATATATCCATTTCTTGCTAAACATGTTGCTTTCAATCATGTCGGTGGCAAGATTGATCTTGTTTTGCCAAATTTCTAGTTTTTCTTGCTCGAAGATTGTACTTGGATTGCTTAGTTCAAGCTCAAAGTCAACAAGCGATGCATCTTGATAGCCTTGCACATACAAGTGTACAATGGCGATCTTGGTTAATTCGGAAACGATAATGCGTTGAATGCGACCAATAGTACGAGCAAAGCGAACGTCTTCTGCTGCCAAGGTAGCTTTACCAGACAAACCTTCTTCATACCCAAGAAATGCCTTTGGTATCTTGAGTGCAGCCATCATCTTGTTACGGATATATTCAAGGTCATCAATACCAGTAAAGTCCATACCCGGTAATGTATCAATCTTTGTACCACTGTCTCCACCACGAACTGGCAGATAAAAATCTTCCACCATGTTGTTTAGATTGAAACGTAGGTTATAATCACCCGTCTTTTCATCAATATACGGAACCTTCTTTACCTGATTGATGATCTTTTGCATTGCAGCATCAATGTCGGCTGGAGGTATATTACCAACATCGATGGAGAAGATACGCTTTTCTGGCGCACGCATGATGCGGTGAATTAACATGGCATCTTCCATCAAGCTCAATTGCTTCCATACACGACGAGCAGGCTCGATCATTGATTTACCATATGGTAGGAAGTTGCTATCACTCAATAGTCTGAAGTGAGCAATCTCAAAGTTTTCATATTCCATACCGCCACCCATGCCATCGTGTTGATACTTGACGTAGTTCAAGTTCTTTGGATCACTGCCTTCAATACGAGTTAGTTCATATGGACTGATAGGATGTACCATATATACACCATACTCTGGTGATATTTCCAATCGCAGAAAGAAGTCACCATATTTGCACATGTTACGTGTCCAACTCCACATATTGAACTCAACATTCAAGATGTCATAAAACAAGTTGTGCAATATGCGCTTGATGTTTTCATTCTTGGAGCGGATGGTAAGCACATTACCGAATTCACTTGGTACAAGACATTCATCAGAGTAGATATCAAGTGCAGAAGCAATGATTGGATCCATGTCCATGACATCATAATCTCTAAACAACTCCAAACGACTTGCTTGATATGCCATAGACATATCGCGGTTGTGCAAGTTGAAAGTGCTACTTCTTAAACGATTGAAACGGTCACGCAAACTGTTTCTGTCTGTGGCGTATTGGATCTCATCCGTGTCAATAATTTTGATCTTCTTGCCGCCCACATTACGGACAATAACGTCCGTAGAGAACATCTTCTTCAGCTTTGTAAATAAATCTTTTTGATCTGCCATAAGTATTGTATATATATATATGAGCGCTTATACTATAAATATATACTAGTGGTATTTTTATAAAATAATCATCACAATAACCAAGTTAAATCGATTGGTTTCTGTTGTGACCCTGGACCACCAACATGCATTTGCCACGGATTTGGTTGTGTACCAAATACATTATTCTTATATAAAGCTTGGCTATTATTCTTAATCTGTTGACTTGATGTTGATCCAATTCTATCAAGAATTGTGCGAGTAGACGCATCTGCTTCTTTTCTTAATCTTAATGCAACATCTCTGATCCATAATCCAATACCCAATGACATTACGAGGTCATCATTATAGCCACTCATGGCTTCTGCCTTTGCAGATACCGTTCCTGTGCTTTTCCAGATAAATACATTCAATTCTTCAAGCAGTCGCTTGCTATGTACTATAACCTCTTTGTTTCTAAAGTAACTTTCGAGTTTTGATATAAGAAGTGGTCTGCTCTTGTTGGACGTGGTAAAGCCCGGTTTCATTTTGCGTTCTTCTGCGTTTATCTTGTTTGTTGTTTGCTCTTCGGCATCAACATACTGTAGATCTGCAGAACTATAAAATAGATTTAGGTAGTTATTGTCTAATACTTCTTGTATTACCGCCCATCCAATATTTGCATTTTCTATAACAAGTAATGCTTGATTATATTCAGTCGAGATTGTCATGAGCAATCTAGCATAATCTTTTGTTGGAATTTTTCCTCTATATTCTGCAACTTGTTCCATGCTTTCTATTTCAATAACTTGGCACGCGCTAAAGTCTGCTGCATCGCCTCTACCAACGTCGGCACTTACCATATAACTCTTTCCAGCTTCTGGATACTTGAACATCCATAGTCCTTTGTCAAAGCCTCGCTTTTCCAATGGATCAATTGCATGAGTTTTTCCATACCATTCAAGAATAGGAATATCAATGACTGTGTTACCAGATGTGCTGAATTCACAATCACATTCTTGTGCTGCACCTTTTTCTCCAGATAGTTTGGTTTGTTCATCTCTCCACTTTTGATCGCGCTCTGGATGAAGTTGCCAAGGCAAACTGATACGGTTCATATCATTCAGACCAGCCTCAGACTCTGTCCACATCTTATGGAACCAATTACCTACACCATTTGGAGTAGATAGAATGATTGCTTTACCACCAGTAGACAGTGTGTATTGAGATGATAGCCAGATTTCTTCAATGTTATCAATGAATGCAGCTTCGTCCACTACGAGTAGAGACAATGCAGACGAACGACCAGATGTTCCAGCACTTGATGCGGCTTTGATTTCTGACCCATTCTTAAGCTTCAATGACAATCTGTTATCTTCTACCGCAGGAACCTTGAGCCAACTTGGCAAATTTTCATTGGCAAATCTAACTTTAGTAACAATCGCCTTGGATGTTTCTTGTGTGATACTCAAGCACAATATCTGCTTGTCATTATGGAACGTCATCAACCACATGCTATATCCAGCAACAAGTGTTGTGATACCCATCTGACGACTCTTGAGAATAATATTCTGATTATGAGTTACGAAGTCTTCAAGTGCTTTGTCTTGGAATGGATATGTAAGGAATGGCAACGTGCCGCGAGTAGGATGTTGGATCTTAACATACTTCTTCATGAAGTATATAGGATCCTTGGCACACTTGATGTACTCTTCTTTGATTACATCCTTGAGATTTTTTGTCTTACTTTCCGCCATAATAGTTTACTCTTTCATATCTGATATACAGCGGGCTCTTATAATCTATATATACTATATCTGGTATATTCTCATATACGCTCTTTTTAAACTGCGAAGCTGATATATCCAATATCTTGCCTTCAATTTCCACCCAATCGTGGTTTACATTATATTCGTCTTGATTATCCCAATCATCACATGCCATATATTTCTCGGCATCTGGCTCGTCTAATCTGAAATTACCAACAACATGCTTGGCATATATGCCGTCGCGAGTTAAAGCCTTGACCAAATCCTTTGCCATTAACTCGCATGCTCCATTTGGATTAGGGTATTTATTACGAATTCTCTCGGCTATTCCGAGTATCAAATTGGCTTTGGGAATTATACCTTTAAGGTCCATCACCAATATATATGAAAAAATATAATTTTTATACTGTTATATGACAGAAACTCCGCGTTGTTTTACAACCTTGCTGGCACATTCATTCGCAAACTTGATGGCAGATATGATGTCATTGCTCTTTGAGTATTCTATAACAAGTCCTGCCAAGAATGAGTCACCTGCGCCAGATACGTCTATAACGTCCTGTTGTTCTACTGGATATTTTTCTCCAAGATAGTAACAACCATCTGCTCCGCTGGTTTGTATTATCTTATTTGCCATTACTGGCGTTATATGATTGGCAGAGCGAGCATATTCATGATTATTGATCTTGATAAACTTTACCTTGTTTGCCCAAGGACCAAGTATCTTCTTGGTATCAAGAAACACCGAGTCATGGTTTTCAGCAATGGTCTGTATGTCTTCTTCTGTCAAATATCCTTTATCGTAATCAGACACCACGATATGATCATAATCATAATCAACTTTGTCTATGTTTATTCTTTTGATTTCCTCGGCAGAGTCTAATCTAAAGAACATATGATTTGTTGATTTATGAACATATCTGGTCTTTGTTATGTTGTACCAATTTGGATTGGTCATGATATCACAGCCATCAATCATGGTCTTGATATTTCTGTATACATTCTTTGCCATGCCGGGGTTGTCGTTCTGATCAACAATCTTAAGAATAGGCACGGGTTTATCTGGGCACATTCTATTAGCGGTGCAATATACATGCACGTCCCTACAGCTATCTCCTATGACTAAAATAGTTTTATTCATCGTTCCATTTGAAGTTTAAGTAATCTGGTCTATCTGTTTTGTTTGGATAATCCAAACCATCGATTGGGTATTTATCTTTGGATAAACTATAATTTTTGACCAAGCTGCGGTTTACCAAACTTAGTTCAACCAAAGAAGGAATAGACATACCGTTGACATCCACGGGTTGGATAGAGTTGTTGATATGAACATGAAATGGCAAATAATACTTTGTTATCTTTTCCATTATATCCTTGTATCTCTTGAACATTAACTCGTTGATATTGTTGTATACTTGCTTATGAAAGCCCGTGAAGTATGGACTATGAGAGTCCTTATATAACACAGGAACAGTATGAAACTCGCACAATATCTGATCAAACCCCTGCAATGTTTTGATGCTGAGTTTCTCGAAGAAATCCCATTCATTCCACTCAATGTCAATTTTGAGGGTCTTGTTTGGAACGAATGTATCACCGAAATGATCCATATGATTTTCCAACGTATTTAGATTTGGACCTTTGTCTGCAGCCAATCCTTCCTTTACAAAGTGAAAATCTGGATTATTTGTATTGATGCCATTTATGGTGTGATCAAATAAACGAATTTTGTTATTTGGATATTTGCTGTAGAAGTCTTCCTCAAATGATATATCATCACTTATTCCGTAAGAATACATCACTTTGGATTTTTGGCATATTTCATCCAATACGACATATCCTCCATCGCGTTTATTGCCAAGACGTACTCTGTTGTATCCAACATCGTATATCTTGATAGAATTGAAGAATTTCTTTACCATTTTAGAGGAGGTGTTTGCCATCTTTCTTTAGACAAATAAGAGCGGGTTTTCTGAGCAAATATGCTTCTATCATTGATCTTTCGGTTTCTTCACCATTTCTTGGGAAGAAGCTGACAATGTTCTTGAACAACTTGGACATGCCCTCGGCATTCAATGGACGGTGGGTTGGTCCGTGTGTGGGATAATCGGCAAACCCGACCAAGATAACTGGCAGACATTGTTCATCAATGTCTATCTTTATCTGCTCAAATGGACGCTCCAATAGGAATGGGGTGATAGAATATACGACTGGGCGTGCGCCTTCAAGGCACATACCTGCCGCCATGCTGATCATAGATTGTTCACACAATCCCAAGTTGTAAAATCTTTCTGGATATAGCTTCTTGAACTCATCCATTTCCTGCACCACATCTCCTGTGAGTAGGAAAAGATTAGGATCTTTTTTTCCAAGATCAACGATTGTTTTTCCAAATGCTTTTCTCATATTATGAAAGTTGTTTTATAATTTCCGCTTCTTCTGTTGGATTTGGCCACTTTGAGTGCCATGCTGGCTTGTTTTCCATAAAGTCAACACCTTTACCCTTCACTGTGTTTGCAATGATGAAGTGAGGCTTGTCGTATTGTGCTTGAAGTGCGGTTAGAATTTGCAGATTTTCATGTCCATCAATCTCTGTAACAGCCCATCCACAAGACTCGGCAACAGTCTTCATATGATTTACTGGAAGAATGTCATTCACATATCCAGACCCTTGGATTTTGTTATTATCCATGATTACGGTTAGGTTGTTTACCTTGTGGTATCCTCCTAACAATAGACTTTCCCATGTTGTACCTTCTTGGCATTCACCATCTCCAACGATAACATACACTCGTCCCTTCTTGTTCATTTTCTTCTTGGCAAATGCCATTCCAAGACCCGCTGGAACTCCATGACCTTCACTACCTGTTGTCCAATGTATTCCATTTGCCAAATCCAAATGAGGATGTCCTTCAAGAAATGGATTATATCCTTTCTCACGAAGCAATACATAATATCCCCAACATGCATGTCCTTTGCTTAATATAAATTTGTCATCCTTCTTCAATACTGTATCATATAGAGCAATTAGAATTTCTATTGTAGAAAAGGTGCCACCGTAATGATAGCCGCCGTTTGCTTTGGAGAGATGGTATAAATCTCGTCTAATTTGTTTTGAGCGTTCGTTTAGCATATATTGATCATTATTCTACCTGCCGTTCCCGACTTTAGCTTTGTTATTGCCAAATTGATATCGTTTAGATCATATCTATCGGTGATAAGAGTTTCTACATCAATTTGATTATTTTTATATAACTTTATATATCTTGGAATGTCTACGTCTGGATCAAATCCACCCGCTTGTGTGGTTCTTATAGTTTGTCCATTTGTAGAAAATAATCTCGTTGGGTTGTTGATGGATAACTGAGAACCAATCTTTGGCTGTGCTACAAGTATACATCTGCCTTGTTCTGACATTGTGGGCAATACAGAAGACACAAGTTCAAGCACACCCGTGGTGTCCACAATACAATCAAACTTCATGCTCTTTACAGTCTCGATTTCATCAAGAGTATAAAATACACCGCCGTTCTTTTCTACCAACTTCTTTTTGTCTTTGTTGATATCAATGCCGACTACGGACGCATGAGACATCTTGGAAGCATAGATGCAGTTTAGTCCGACTCCACCGCAGCCAATAACAAGAACACTTTCTCCAAACTTTACATTTGCATCTTTGTTTATAACACTAAAGCCAGTTGATATTCCACAACCAAGAAGTGCAGCAAAGTCATTGCCAATGTCTTGGTCTATCTTTGTCATTCTATTCTCGGATACAACAGAATACTCAGATAAAGTGGTGATCTTGCCGCCAGACATTTGTCTTCCGTTCCAATTGTATTGTGGGAAATTAGCTTCTATTCCAGAACCTTTTCTCCAATGTAATACAACTTTGTCTCCGACCTTTACCTTTGATACTCCTGCTCCAACCTTTTCAACCAACCCGCAACCTTCATGGCCAACAAGATGTGGCATGAACTTTTCGTTGTTCTTCAATCCTGCAATCTCTTGTAATTGTGCGCCACACAAACCGCTGACAAGTATCTTTACCAACACTTGGCCATATTCCAAATTTACTGGAAGATGTATTTCATCTACTACCAACGGTTCATTCTTTTTAACAAGTATTGCGGCTCTCATTTAGTATTTCTTATTTCAATTGAAGAAGTTATATATTCGCAGTTCGACTGCAACAAGTCAAATATAAAATTAGAAATTTCATTTGGATCTATCAAATCGTTGTGATTTGGGCGATTTGATGTCATTGCTGTCTTCATTGCACCAACATGTATGTCTATTATTTTTATACGCGAATTCTTTTGATTTATAGAAAGTGAAGCGCCCAAACCAGTCAGTCCATATTTAGAAGCACAATATACAGCCTCATTATAATTCGGGTACTTTCCAGCCAATGAATTGATATTTACAATATATCCTTTTTGATTTGTGTTTGTTAGGTGCTTATACAGATACTTTGATAGCAGAATAGGAGTAAGCAGATTGATGTTTATTATATTCTGTATTTCAACATCACTCATGTCCACAATCGGCTTGTTGTTGTATACGCCAGCATTATTGATAAGACAGTTGATATTATTATCAACAATATACTTTTCCATGCTGTATACTTGGGATATATCAGTAAAGTCACACTTGATAGATTTGTTGGCATTCTTGTTTCCTTGTCCGATGTTCTTTATGCCACGAGAAGTAGCACATTGTTCCAAGGATTTACCCAACCCACCAGATGCGCCCGTGATGAGAACAGACATCCCATTTGTCTCTATCGGTTGAACCAATCCTTCGCGGTTGTCTATATGAATGATGACTTCATTATAAAATTCAATGAAGTGGTCATTAAACAGATCCCATTTGATATCAACTCCATTGATGGCATATACGGAATATTTCTTGAACTTCTTCAGATATGTGTCTCTAAACTTTCTAAATTGTTCTTTTCTCTGCTTGTTTCCCAAGTGCCATTCACCAGATATCTTTTTTACATTTGCAAGTACCCAATCAATATTCTTTTCATCGAGAATTGAATATTCTCCTCCTTCGCAGTCAACTTTGAGAAAATCAATGTGAGTAAGATTGTTTTCTTTCACCAAGTCTTGGAATGTTGTTATCTCCAAATCTTCAACAATGCCGTCAAATTCCAAGCCATTTGTTATCTTCTGATTGGTGGCATCAATTCCTTTCTTGATATATGTGACGGGAAGTCCTTCCAGATTTTTCTTCAAAGTGGCGTGACGTATTGAACTTGGCTCAACTGCTACGATCTTACTCGGCTTCTTATTTCTGATTGCATATGAAAATGCGCCGATATGAGCACCGATATCAACAACCACATCGCCTTCTTCCACATCAAATAGATCTTCATAGATTGTCTTTCCAGTTGCGAAGAATTCCTGATATAGATTGAATTTTTGTTTCGTGGATTGGTGAGTGCCCCAATCAAATGACGATAAATTGGCATTTCCATTGATTATGTCGTTGATACACGAGATGACCATTTCTGATGAAATCTCCTTTGTACACTCAAAGTTCTTCTTTGTTGGACACCAAGCCCACTCCGCTTTATTGAATGGATATTCTGGATTATTTGTGCAACCATTGCATACATTCTCATTGATCAGTCTGTATGGGGTGAAAAATTCTGTCCATTTTTTTCCAATGCCGCTGATCATTATCACTGGAACTCCAACCGCCCAAGCTAACCAAGATAGTCCAGAGCTTAGACCAATAAAGAACTCTGCGTTATATATCTGTTCCATTCGCTCCTGCAAAGAAACTTCACCAGTCTTGTCTATTGCACCCGCCGGCATGGTGTTCATCATATTTGATGCTGGGTGGCCAAATGTGTTGTATCTGTCTATGCACCAAACCTCATACCCGATGTTATTCAGATACTTTATCACTTCACTCCATCCCTTTGGATTATTCCAATACTTGAATTGCGCGGTACTTTGAGTGCTTATGCATACATACTTCTTTGCGTTCTTCTTCTTTGTTCTATTGAACTCAAGTGTAGGCTTGAATTCCAACTGACCAAAGCCAAGAATACTACCAGCAATGTCTGCCAAAGACATACTCTGTGCACTTTCTGGAAGTCTACCTTGCCAATCATTGAAAAATCCAAGCTTGTATACGGCATAAAATTCCTCATCTCTTTCATTTATTGCAAGAAAATTTATATCTTTATAGCTGTTTTCCATTATCTTACGAACGTCTGCATTGAATATCACGCAATTCATCTGACAGCCATGCTTCTTTCTGAATGCCTCAACTGCGCCGATATATGCAATGATGTCGCCCATACTTTGAGTGTCCATTACAATCTTTACCTTCTTGTCCTTCAGAGAAAAGATCTCCTGCTTGATCAACCCACCGTTACGGCGTACTTCAACTCTCCAATTCACATAATGCTTTTGTGTGGGAGAACACCACATATTATTGCGTATGCGCGTGCCATAAATGCTTTGATTTGTATCTCCATTTACAAAGTTTATCTCATATTCTTCATCCGCTTGTCCAGTGATTTCAACCTTGGCACCATCTCTGAATGTGATGTCTATGGAATTGCGAAAATCCCCAATGTCCTTTGGATTTATTGACGTTTGTGTATAGCTGCTAATTAATTGGTATTTCATGTTATATTCAATTCTTTCTTTATCATGTTCAGATTTTGTTCAAAGCTTGCTCTGGTCAAGAATTTCACAGACTTGTATTTATTATACATGTTTTTATATGCTGGCAAATTGTGTATGAAACATGGCAGCTGCCAACTTATTGACTCGCGTATAACAATTGGTGAGCACTCCATTATGGAAGTAAATACCATCAAATCCGCAGCCTGATAGAATTTTTCCACATCATCACGCTCTCCCCAAATCACACAATTACTGGGCAATGTCTTCATTATAGGCTTCCAATAATTTTCAAAATTACCAGCCTGATTTCCTATAAAGTGTACTTTTACATTTTTATCCTGTAGCAGTCTTGCATACTCTACCAATTCCATTTGATTTTTTCCCGGAGTAAACAAGCCGACATTGATGATATGCTTATAACCATCCTCAAAGTTCAATTCTTTTCTGTATTTCTGCTTGTCTGGTGTATATATTTCAACGGGATATTCTATAATTTCACAAGGAACATTATATTGCTTATAAAGATCGGCTTGGTATTCCGACACAAACAAAAACTTGTCGGGGTAATAAATCTTTTCATCCTGTTTGAAATATATTCCATGAGATGTTTCAAATAGAAGGTAGTCTCTTTGTTTCTTGTATATCTGCTCGGCAATATGCTTTGCCATGAAAGTTTCTGGAAATTCCTCGAAATGAATAACGTCTGGACCAATGCTTTGGATTATATCCAACAGATCTTCCTTTGGGCGATCTTGAAGACTATAGAACTTTTCTTTCAAGATGTTCTTGATCTTGTTTCTTTGTACAACGTATAAGGTTGCGATTTGATTGTATTCAACGCAATATACATCATGATCTTCATTGAGAAGTTCAATCTTCTTCAATAGATATTGTGGTGCACCTCCGGTCGATAGATGCGGCGTAACACACAGCACTTTCAGTTTTGATTTGTTCTCGTTGATTTTTCTGCTATATCTTTTAGCAAACGAGTGCACTTTCTCGGATCCGATTTCTCCTATTCTCTTCCACGAAAAATTCTTTCTGATTTCTTCGGACTCTTGTAATGCCTTCTGCTTGTATGCTGAGTAATTTGCATATACATCCCTCATTACCTTGGACAAATGATCAAAGTCTGGTTGATAATAGTCTCCACCATCTCCCATGATACTTTGAGTTGTGCCGATTATGTCAACTGGGTGGCCCTTGCCTTCTGCAAACTCCAACTGACCAGAGCACTTTGAGTATATGGATGGCGTTCCTGCCGCCATTGCTTCTATTAACGGTAGGTTCCATCCTTCTCCGCGTGAACATGACAAGAACACATGACCCTTCTTGATAAATTTCACATAATTTTTTCTGGAAGCGTGATGTACAATCTTTACTCGAGGATCATCAAGTCCATGATGCTTTAGTCTTTCTTCGGTACTCTTAAGATTGTCATCTGGATGGCTGTTATCAACAGATATGATGATATCAACTGGTTCGGACTTATCAAACGTCTTTAGGAATGTTTCTACAAGTTCTTTCGTGGATTTTCTAAAGCACCATCTTCCAAACACTACGAACTTGAACCGACCGTCTGAATAATATTCATCATACGATACATCTTCTGGGAAAAATATTTCATCTTCTACACCAGCGGGCATTATTTGTATCTTATTACTATCAAACCCTTGATTGACCATGCAATCTTTTTGCCATGAGCTTGGTACCCATACTTCTTCAAATTGCTTGAGACGATTGAAGAAATTGGAATATAGCTTTGTTGACTCCCACACCGTGTACGCAACGCTTGGCTGAAGATAACTATCGTAATAGTAATAATGATCGACTATATCAGATACTATGTTGACATCAAATGAGCCAGTATACTGATTGTATATAGGATAGTCTACCCTCTTTCCATTTGTCCACAGCGTTTGATGTTGTAGCAGCTTCTTGTCAACATCATTGATATATTGCTCATTGTTATGAGGCTCTGCACTTAGTCCTTTCCAAGTACTGCCTATTGTAAAGTTTCTTATCTTGACATTACAATGCGCAGATAACTCTCGGTAGAAGTGCCTAAAATGCGCATTTATACCATTTGTCCCAATATAAGAAGTGTGACCAAAAACATTTAAATTGCTCATTCTCTCACACGATATAACCAAATTTATATCTGTCAATACAAATTATTTATTTTTCAATACTTCGGCAACAAGATCATTTACTTTTTTCAATTCCTTCTCACCGGCTTTGATCTTCTTGAGGCATGTAACAAAATCTTTTTTTACGCCTTCCAACAATTCTGCTCTGGCATCATTGCTCCAAACTTCCATTGTTCCATTTCCGTTTGGAAATTGTAATTCCTTGTGTGTTTCAAGATATTCTTTACTTTCCTTCAATTTCGCACGAACATCATTCAAGTAAGACAACTCGTTTTCCAATAATTTTTTGGTTTCATATAACTTGAATTGGCCCTTTACTCTAAGTTGGGTTTCTTCATCAATGAGGCAATCAAAGCATTTCTTGGTCTTATAATACATCTTTTGGTCGTGCCTTGATCCCCATCGTATCTCTCGCTTGCAGCATTCGCACTTTTGGTTCATTTCCTCTCTTATGATGTCAGACACTCTGGTAACAGCTACTGGACCATAGTCTTTCTGTTCCCATTCTTTTCCATTGTTGTCTGTCCATCTTTCACCAACTTTGCGAATGATGTATTTATCCTTGTCGCCGGTATAACCAACTTTGATATATGGACGCTCTCCTGCGAGATATGACCTAATGATGTCTGTATTCTTCATATTATATAACCTTTATCATATATATGCGCTCATAGTGTTAATACATCAGAGCGCAATTTATTATATGGATATTCCAAGTGTTGCTTTGGCTGCTTTTTGGATTGGAGCATATTCTGCGGGATCCAAACCTGATTGAGCAAAGCCTTCCTTAGCACGTTCAAGTGCTTTAACTTGAACATCTTTTGGCAGTGTCTTCATTAGTTTTAGCAATCCAACATAACTTCTGAAGTTTGCTAAGTCATCGGCAGAAGGCTTGCGCTTGAAAATAAGTTCAAATACCTTCGATACACTATTGATACGATCTTCTGGCTTGCTTTCGCTTGTTGGAATGTCGGTATAAACATCAACCTTCTTGCCTTGATAGTCCATGTTCTTTGCAACAAGGCGATATGCCTTACGAACACCTTGGAAACCAGAACCACTTGTATTTAGTGTATATTCTGCTGGCAATGCATGTGTGGCATTAACAGATACAACACTCTTGCCCTTGGCATCGACCAATCCTTTTAGTTGACCAGATTCAATCTTTGCTGCTGTTGTATTAGTAACATACACGGCGTTTGGCAGTGCTGTTGCAGCACGTGTCAATCCGCGAAGAAGAATAGCACCAGCCAAGCCCTTGATACCAGACTGAAGATCTGTATATGGTGAATCCTTGATGAACTTGATCCATTCGGATGGCTTTTCATATCCTTGTGGGTCCAAGATCATTTCATCACCTTCAAAGTCAATTTGAACAACTTGCTTTGTTGGCACATAATACCAAAGTGTTACAGTCTGACCAGCAAGTGCACGTTGGCTCTTTGTGCGACCAACATAATAGAAGTTCTTGCTTACTTTGTTCTTTGGCGTTGGTTTCCAATCTACTTGCTTATCGTCAATGCTGTCTAGATATGCTTCCATAGCATCTAGCTTTTCTTTTGGCACAATAACGTCAATATCACCAAATGAAGACTTATACTTTGAAAGCTCTTTGTATTTTTCATCGCCGCTCATCAAATACTGAGAACTGCCGTTGAACACGAAGCCGTTCTCGATATATGGGCTGTCTTTTTTCCAGAAACGAACCTTGCCGTTTAGAGCATGCACCAATTCTTTTACATCTGTAGAAACTGCATTCTTGATGTCTTTACCATTTGGATCAACGATGCGTAACTTGGTTGTAGCTTGTGCTGGTTGGCCGTTTACCATCTTTGGTGTCTTGTCATCGACAGCAGCAACAGATTGACCAGACTCTATCAACATCATGATAGATTCGCGCAAAATCTGTTTTGCCATTTGTATTCCACGATCTGCATCTGCTTTTATTTTATCTATTGTCTTCATAGCGCTTGGTGTTTGAGCTTTTTCTAACTTCTTTGCTGTTTTTGCACGCTCCATCATACCAATAAAGGTATTTAAAACGTTATCTATAAATTCTTTTCTTGATTTGATGACCTTGCCATCTTTGGTTATTATCACATTCTTGGCAAATATGCCGTTCTGATCCAACGCATTTGCCAAAGCAACAACGGTTTCACATTTCTTTTTTAGAGATGGGTCTTGTGGATCCAACCCATGATATCCAGACAATGCAGATAAATTCACATTCTGCACGCCGGCCAGTTTGCCATAATATCTTGCAATTTCAGCAAACACTTCATTTGGTTTCAAGAAGTGCTGTACTGCACCTTTCTTGGTGGCGGAAGATACAACTTTACCATTCAACGTGTTGATGTATGGATTTGTACTAGAACCTAGCACAACATTGATTGTTTCACTTAATGCACTAAGCATCATTCCTGTGACAAATCCCTTTAATCCTTTTTCTGGAGTTGTACGAACCTTGGTCCAATCTGCCGACACTGTGTAAGAAAGCACAAGATCAACTTGTATCTTACGACCATCAATATCAAATATTAAATATCCTATTCCGAATGCTGGATCGGTTAGATCAGCATAGATATAACTTGGCTTTTTTACTTTGATAAACTCGCGGATCTTTTCACTGAATGTCTTGTTTGCTTCTAATTGATCTGGGCGTAGATTGCTTTCTACAGGAAGAACAAGTTGTATATCTACGTCACCATAACTTGCGTTTGGGTCATTCAAATCATCTTTGTAGTATGTTCCGCTTCCTACTGGACCATTTGACTTTATAGGAGGTAACTTTGAATATGCGTTGAATGCAGAGACAAACTTATCCATTGCACTATCTATCTTGGCAACAATCTTTGGTGTTACAGACCAATCTTGTGTTGTTGGATTTCTCCAACCACCTTCACCAAGTAATTCTGCCGCAACTTCATTGATTAGTGTCTCTGCCAATGCGGCATATGGATTGACTTCGTTAACTTCCTTTGGCTTGCTGGCAATGATAGTATCCCAAATTTCTTCCTTCTGCTTATCTGTCACTGGCGGCAAATTATTCATGAAAGACTCTTTGTCTCCACTCTGAAGAAATTGACGCATCTTTGTTCCGCTTATGTCCGTGGTTTTTGATCCTCTTGCCACTTCTTTCTTTTCTATCTTTCCAGCATTAAACAATGTAGGACATCCACCACGTTTTGGATCTGTAAACACATCATCTGACCAATTGGTTTTAAGATCTTCTGGGTCGGAATATATTCTTACAATAGGTGGCGCAACTTTGTCTTGCACAAAGCTTTGCTCAAACCAACGAAGTTGCATATAAACAGCCGATATTGGCTTGTCAGCAAACTTGAAGCGTACATTCTTTGGTAATATTGGCATGAACATATCATGCCAGAATTTGAGATATGTCTCACCTTTGATTGGAAACTCTCCCTTTTCCTTTCTGTCTGCTAGAGATCCAAACACAATCACATTGTCACATTCCTTTGCCGCCAATTCGATTAGTTCAAAGTGCCCTTTGTGAAATGGCTTTGCTCCCATTGGGATAAGAGCAACAGTCTTCTTGTTCTGAGTAAGCAATGTTTCATTATCCAATATTGTGCGGATTGTATCATGTATGTCGTCGCGGACTCCCATAACGGATCTCTTGCCACCAGAAATCTTGATAAGCTCATTAAAGAACTTTGCAAGGGACTTGTCATTCTTTGCTATATAGAAGTTCACGTCTGAAATGATATCTTCTTCAGTCTTACCTTCTGTGCCAACTTCCTTGAATATCTTGTTTATAAGACTGCGTATTAGTTGAAAATATGGAGTCTTTGCCTCTGGATCTATCTTCAACGCTGCTTGTTTTTCCGCACGTGCACCAGCTTCTGTGTCATATTGATCAGCTTGCACGAACTTGAAAAATCTACCATCATCAAGTTTAAGAACAACTCCTTCTGTTTTTCCACCAAGAGTTGATTGTATTGAAAGCATCGCGGCTTCAAACTTGGTCAATACATCCAACGGATTTTTCCAATCAACGCCGGCCATCTTTGATGCTATGGTTGGATAGTTCTTGATATTATCCTGAGTTACTTTCCCATTGAACATTACTGGGAATGTGGCAATTTCAAGTAAATTTGCCATTTTATTCACGGAAACATAGTCCGTGACTTCTTCACCAACAACCTGAGTGTATAACTTTCCTGCTACAATTCTATACTCTACTTTGCCATAACTTCTAAGAAACATCCCACCAAGATTTTCATATGTTCTTGTCAACGTGTCTTTGTTCTGAGCAAACTCAACGCTGAATTCTGTATTTGATGGTATTGATCCAACCTTGCCATTAATCTTCTTCAAGTGATCAAATATCAACACATATTGTGCTCTTCCAATCGAAACCTTTGTAATATCCTTCTTATCTTTATCTGAAATGTGTCCAAACTCCTTGGCATACAGAATTTGTCCCTTGTATGCAACGATCCAATTCTTTGTATAATCAGCATCATTTGCCTCTGTACGCACTAACGTCAGCTTGGTTCCATCCACCTTTTCTGTTATTTCCATGTCATGTGACAGTATATCCAAAGCCTTCTTTACTCGAATAGCTTCAGTCTTTGGTCCAAACACATGAGTCTTAACGTTGGTTATAGAAATATCCATATGGTATAAATATATATCAGTATCTTATTATACCTTAAAAATTGACACACAATTCAATTTATATATACACATTTGGTATATAATTTACTTCTTTACTTTTACCCACCAACACGTGTCTTCGTTAAGCACCCAAGTATGTGTTTCGGTATCCAAAGGTTTTTGTGGAATGAATGCATCCCTAATGGGATCGTATGTATAACCTTTTGCTCCGAGGTTTTTTCTGAAAGGAGTTCCACCCAAGATATGTTTTCCTTGGCGAGTATTGTATGAACATCTTAACCAAGTACCACCCAATCCCAGATCATTTGCCAAGAATTCTTGTCCACGGTGTTCTTGTTCGTCTGGTACCACCACCATCCTGATAACTATGTTATTTTCATCAATTTCTGAAAAGTGTGCCATAATATTTTAATTTTGAAACTTATAACGAATTGCTACGATACCAGAGCCACCATAGCCACCCGCACCTCCAGACGAAGAAACGGTATCTCCATAATCTCCACCAGATGCGTTGTAACATCCACCACCTCCGCCACCGCCGCCACCACCTTCTCCTGAATTTGTAGATCCGTTGGATCCATTTGATCCGTTGTCTCCCTGTGCATCATTGCTGACATCCGTGTAATTTCCACCCCCACCTCCTCCGCCTCCATATGGACTTCCACCGCCACCTCCACCCCACCCACCACCCGACTTCACATTTCCTCCACCACCACCTCCACCCCCGCCGCCACCACCATTCACCAAAGTCCCAGACCATCCCAAATCTCCAGAACTTCCGTCTCCGCCCGGTCCTCCACCACCTCCGCCAGATCCACCGCCTCCACTCGGTGAACCAGCTTGTGCAGATACTCCTGCAATTGAACTGTCACTTCCACCGCCACCAACAATCACACTATAGTTCTGCACACTAAGATATGCTGCAGTCGTTGAAAGTGTATTATGATAACCTCCACCGCCTCCTCCTCCGCCATTTCCGCCACCCGATTCCGCAGAACTATATGGATCTGCATATGCATCTACATTATCTCCATTACCGCCACCATCTCCACCTGCAACTACTTCAATCAACACTGGCGCAGATGTATTGGAAATATTTGTAACGGAAAAGGTGCCCGCCGACGTAAAGGTGTGTATCTTATAATCTCCGTCTGTTGTTATTGTTCCACCGATGGCTGTGATATATTCCATAGGCTTTGCCCCCAATGATGCTATTATGGCTGATATAACACCACTCATATATTTTATGTCAACCCCGTTCCACTTATTGCAAATGTATTAGTGCCCACACAAATGACAGATGCAATTCCTCTTTGCGCAAGTGTCCTATTTCCAATATTGGCAGTTCCTGCCAAATACATCGTCGCACCAGAACCTTGTGTGATTGTTTGATCCAATGAAGAATTATTGTATATTGTAACTACTTGACCCGCAGACAAAGCTGCGGTTGGAACAGTTATTCCACCAGTCGTGATACTGATTAATCTTCCTGTGTCAGAAGCCTGCAGTGTATACCCAGAAGTCTTTGAATTTAATGGAACTGTTCTTAGATCTCCATATGCGTCACTGATACTACCTGATACATTCAAGGATCCTGTTATGATTACATTGGTTCCATTGTCATATATGCTACCAGTAGAAAGCGTTGTTGCTCCAGTAAATCTTGCAACATAGTTTGATGTTCCACCATTTATTGTTCCCGCGCCACTTGTCCCACTGGTGCCAGATGATCCACTGGTTCCAGATGTACCACTGCCGCCGCTGGTTCCACTTGTTCCGTTGGTACCACTTGTGCCAGACGAGCCACTTGTTCCAGATGAACCGCTGGTGCCACTTGTTCCGCTGCTTCCACTTGTACCGCTTGTTCCCGATGAGCCGCTGCTACCAGACGAACCACTTGTTCCAGAGGTACCACTGCTACCGCTGGTTCCACTTGTACCCGACGAACCACTTGTGCCAGACGATCCACTTGTTCCAGATGAACCGCTTGATCCTGAA